CGTGGCACATAAAAAAACTCATTTAACAAAAGTAATTCTTTCAGGGGGCAGAATTAAAAGAACCCCCGACACTTGAAGTTTAACGCCAATCAAACTTTAAAGTATACAAAGCATACGTAGATAAGTGTCAGGGGTAGTAATATCCTTACTTATTTCCTACGTATGCTTTTGTCATGATTTTATTTGATTGGCGAGGCAAAAATACAACAAAAATTTAAACCACAATGTGTAAGTCCGAAATTTTTGCCAAAATAATTAATATTGTTTCAAAAGAAACAGAAGTGTCTGTAGACCAAATATTATCATCTGATAAGAATATGGAGACAGTGGATGCCCGGTATCTTCTTGTATTTTTTCTTTTCGAAAGCGGTATGTACCCTTCACAAATAGCCGCTCATATCCATAAGACTAAACGTGCTGTCAACTACATGATATCCAATTTCCATGAGAGGATGGAGAGTGGGAAAATGATGAGAATATATTGGGACGATATAAAGAATTTGTTGGGAAACAACTGATTTTCCATGAGTTATGATCTATATACTTTTGTGCACGGTCGATTTTGACCGGATACAAAATA